AGCCGCCCTTGACGGTTTAGAGGCTCAAGATTACCCTCGATGCGGTCAAACTTTTCGGGCTTCTTGCGTGTGTCGGGGATGATGCCTATAAAGCCGTTGGTCTTGCCCTTGGCCGTAAACAGAGGCATAAACACCTGCTCGTAAAATGGGTCCTGCAACTTGTTGTTTTCGATATAGTTATAGACCTGCGTTTTGTCATTTACATAATCTCTTATATAGTAGTACCAATTTACATACTCGTCGTTCGTAACGTGGTCGAGATAGCCCGTGTATACATAAAAGTTGCCGTCATGGTAGCCGATTAAAAATACGGCCTTAAACGAGGTTGTCTTATTTTTTGAGTTGGAGGGTGCAGGGTCCCCGTATGCCACTGCAAAGCGCAACTTTGACAGCGGCGGGCACTTGCCCCATGTGAGCTCCTTAAATGTCTCTCCCTCCGCAAGGGGATTATTGCAATACTCCTGCTGAAAAGCTCGCGTCGACATGGTCTTTATGATTCTGTCGATGTGGGCCTCGCTGTTTTTTTCGGGCCACGTGGACCGCCCGTGCTTGTCGCGGATGTTGATTACATCCCAATTATCCGCACGCTCCCCGGCCAAGCGCGTACAACAGTTGAGTGCTATGATGTTGCCGCACCACACGACCAAAAAGGGTTCTGACACGGAGCGTGTAGGCAACAACGCACTCTCAAACCACTCCCACTTTTTTTTGACGATATCGGGGTTGCGACACTCGGCATCGGTGTCGTAGTCGTCGACCAGAACTACATCCGGGCGCACGGCATCCTTGCGCGAGCCACGAGGTGACTCAAGCGCGCCAAGCGCGCGGAATGAAGCTCCATTTGTCAGGCAAAATTCGCCCGCTGTCCATTGACCGTACGACCTTAAATCACCATAGTAAGCCTTGAGCAGCGAGTTGCTCTCAAAGGCTTTACGATAGGGGTCAAGCAACCGCTCGGCGTTGTCGTGGCTATTTGATGCGAGCAGCACATTGCGCTTTTTGCCTGTGCATACGAGGTACATGACACACATAAACACGATGGTTGATTTTGCGAGCTCACGTGACCATGACAGCACCTCGTACCACTCAGGATTGCCACAAATGCGCCGAATCGCGCATTTGTGAAATGATGTAAACGGATATCTGCAAAATTCGACAAAAAAGAAGCTAATCCACTCGATGGGGTTGCGCTCCAACTTGTCGAGCATGGCACGGCGCTGCGTCGGCGTGAGGTCGTCGACGGCCTTGTCTGTTTGGAGTGATTTATAATACTCCGACCACTCCTTATACGCCTTTAAATCATCTATTTTGCCCACTGTATACGCTCCTTTATGTACTCATTGAAATAATTGCTAAGCTCCTTTGCCTTGTCGAGATCGCGCGCTTTTAACCAATCGAGCAGATCTCGCGACACGTTGTAAATGTCGCGTACGGATGCATCCTGCTCTAACGCTTCAAGGTCGGCTGTGAGCTTACGCCTGATATCGGCCTCTGAAGTGGTCGGAAATCGCTTACCCTCATCCTTGGCGGCTATGGACTGGTCGAGCTCATTTAATTGTGCCAATGTCGACGCTATGCGTTCCTCTCGCGTCTGCAAGAGGTTTAATTTTAATCCCTCCCACTCGCGACACCATTTGTTTATGGTGTTTCGCGACACTCCTACGCGCTCGGCGAGTTCCTGCTGTGTCACATTTTCCTTGAGATAAACAAGCTTCGCCCACTCCTTGCGCTGTGTGATGTTTAACTGGTCGTTTGTCGTCATTTATATTGCTTTTAAGTTGCGCTCAAAGGTAGTCATTATAACGTGCTTAAAACAATCTTAATGCAATGCCGTCCATTGGATTGAATGGCATCTGCAATCAAATGAACATCATTAAAAGCTTATTTGCGTAAGCTGTTTTTAGGACCCAATTTTGCGCTAAAATCAACTTGCGATGGCAAAATCAAAGACATTTGTATTACACGACGAATCGGTCAACACGTACGGTTTCAGGATGCTCACATCCGGGGTTAATCTCGATGAGTTTCGCAAAAATCCGGTTATGTTGCTCAATCATAATGACTATTCACTTCCTATTGGTCGGTGGGAGAACATACGCATCGACGGCGGCAAAATCCTCGCAGACGCTGTATTTGACGAAAAGGACGAGCGCGCTGCGGAGGTGATGCGCAAGGTCGACAACGACTTTATACGCATGGCATCCATCGGCGCATGGCCGCCCGAGGAGAAGAGCGACGCCTACTCATTGATGCTACCCGGACAAAGGTACCCCACCGTCACAAAGTGGACGGTCAGGGAGGCATCAATCGTAACTATAGGAGCCAATCACAACGCACTTGCATTTTATGACAAAAATACGCAGGAGGTAATCGACCTCACCGTTGCCGGCGCAATCGTAAGACTAATGGACAACTCACCAAAAACTTTAAATATGAGTCTTTTAACACAAAAACTTAACCTGCACGACACGGCCAATGAGGCCGAAATCGTGAGCGCGGTGCAAAATCTCATGGACGACAACGCGCGCCTCAAATCCGAAAACAAGACCCTTACGGATGCCATCGACAAGGCCAACGCCGACCGTGACGCGGCCAACAAGGCCGAGGCTGTGCGCCTCGTAGATGCCGCCATCTTGACCGGTAAGCTCGATGCCAAGGCCAAGGATGCAACCCTTGCCATGTTTGACAAGGATTTTAGCAATGCCAAGGCCATGCTTGAGGCCATCCCTGAGCGTCAGAGCATCGCTCGCCAAATCAACAGCACCGGCACCGGCACAGCCAACCTCGCCGACCTCAAGGGCAAGAGTTGGGACGAGCTCGACAAGGCAAACAAGCTCACCGAGCTTAAGGACAAGGCCCCCGAAATCTATGTCGAAAAGTTCAAGGAGCGCTTCGGCGTAGACCCCAAAATTTAAGCTAACAATCTATAAAACATTTAATCATGGCTATACAAAAGGAAATTTGGACGGCGGCCATTGTCGAGAATCTGTTTGCATCTAACAGCTTTTTGTCCAAGGCATTTAACGCCGATGAGTACGTTTACCAAGGCAAAACGGTGCATATACCACAGGCGGGTGCGCCGTCGGGGGTTGCAAAGAATCGCACCTCGTTGCCGGCGACCGTGTCAAAGCGCACCGACACGGATGTGACCTTTGTGCTTGACGAGTACACAACCAATCCGATACTCATCCCCCACGCCGACACCGTGGAACTGAGCTACGACAAGCGCGAGAGCGTGCTGCGTAACGACAAGCTTAGGCTCGCCGACGAGGTGGCGCTGTCGTTTATCGATGCATGGTCGCCCGCCGCCGCACGCTGCGTAGAGACAACCGGTGCCGAGGTCGACGCTTACACACCCTCGGCTACGGGCAAGCGCAAGGGGCTTTGCAAGGCCGATGTGCTCACCCTTATGACCAAGTTCAATGCCGAGGACATCCCGCAGGAGGGTCGCTACCTGTTGCTCGACGCCTACATGTATTCGCAGCTTCTGGCCGACCTCACGCAGTCTGAAAACATGGCATTTTTGGCATGTGCCGACGCCGCCAACGGCATTGTCGGCAAGCTCTTTGGCTTTAACGTGATGACGCGCTCGACGGTTGCACTGTACGACGCGGCCAAGGTCAAAAAGGCATGGAGCGCCGAGGGTGCCGCAACCGACCTCGCCGCCGCTCTCGCATGGCATGAGCAGAGCGTGTGCCGCGCACTCGGAGAGGTCAAGGCGTTTGAAAACGAGGGAAACCCGACATTTTACGGCGACATCTATTCGTTCCTGGTCCGCGCCGGTGGCCGCATCCTGCGCTCCGACAACAAGGGCGTTGCCGCAATCGTGCAGAGCACTCCCGTAGCAAAAGTAGGATAGTAGCCGCCATGGCCGAGCTCAAGTATCTTGTCATACACTGCACCGCTACACCCGAGGGGCGAGAGGTCACTGCCGCCGACATACGACGGTGGCACACCTCCCCCTTATCACGGGGCGGCAGAGGGTGGCGACAGGTAGGCTACACCGACATCATCCATTTGGACGGCAAAGTTGAGCGACTTGTCGACAACAACGAGGACGCCAACGTTGACCCATGGGAGGTTACCAACGGAGCCAAGGGTTACAACTTTGTAAGTCGCCACATCGTCTACTCCGGCGGCATGACTCGCGACATGACCAAGGCAAAGGACACGCGCACACAGGCGCAGCGCGATGCGATGCGCGACTACGTGATTGACTTCCATCGCCGCTTCCCCGGCGTGCGAATCGTCGGTCACAACGAATTGGCAGCCAAGGAGTGTCCGAGCTTTAATGTACAAAAATGGCTTAGACAAATAGGTATATATCAATGATAAGAAACAATGGAAGTCCTTTTAAACCTCCTGACATACAGCCTCCCCGGTGGCTTTTTGGGTAGTGTGTTTGCGTGGCTCGTAGGCCGTCGCCGACAGGACAACGACATGCTTGTGCAGCTGCAAAAGTCAATCAACATGCTGTCGGAGGAGAATCGAAAAATCCTCGACGAAAACATAAAGCTGCGCAAGGAAAATGCCAACCTCATAGCCAATCAGGAGGCCATCAAACAGAATCAAAAGCTGCTCGAGGAGGAGATTAAGCGCCTCCGAGCAGAAATTATAAAATTAACATCAAACAACCAAAAATGAAAGCATTTGCAAAACTCATCTTAATTGTGCTGTCAGCAATGGCAGCCGTCGCCCTCGTCGGTTGCGGGGCATCGAAAAGCACATCCGAATCAACGCATTACGAGCGAGATGACACTACCGAGGTGTACACCGTCGACACCGCCGCACGCGGCACTGTCGAGCAGCTTAGCGGCATGTCCTACTACGCCATCACGGCGCAGCCCATCTCCGAGGATATTGCCGTTGTTGATGTCCCGGTGTCGGCAGTTGCAGAACTGCCCGACGGAGCAAGCTACACCGCTTCCGAGGGGCGGGCGACGGCACAGTTGACGCGCATAGGAGATAACATAAAGGTCGAGGCTCGGTGTGACTCGGTGGCGAGATTATGCGAGATATACCGCTATATAGCCCTCGATTACATGTCTGCCAATGACAGCTTACGCAAGGAGATTGCAAAACTCGACACCAAGCGTCAGCAGTTACAGGAGGCCCTTGAGGAGCAAAAAAGATCGCCTCCCAATCACGCTTTGGGGTGGCTGCTTGGCTCTCTTGCAGCCCTCTGTGTATGTCTTTTAATCATCGTTATAAAACCGTTTAAACACAATAAAAATGGCTGAGGCAATTGAACGAAAAGTGCTTGAGGGTATAAATCTTATACTCTCGGTGGGCGGTGCCGCCCTTGGATTTTCGACTACCTGCAAAATCGATACCACCGCCGAATTTGGCGTCCGCGTGACCAAGGAGGCCGCCTCCGGCGAGTGGGAGGAGCGGTACCTCAAAAAACTGAGTGAGAAAATCTCGGCATCCGGTTGTGTGCTCACCAACGGCGACAACAATGTGCCTACGTATGACCAGCTTAAGGAGATGCAGCTTGCCGGCACCCCGATTGACGGGCAGTATAGCTTGCGCGACGGAGACGAGCGCACTGGCAAGGCAGCCGGAGGTTACAAAGGTAAGTATGTAATCACAAGCTTGTCGCTTGAGGGCACCGTCGGAGATGATGCAAAGTACACTGTCGAGTTGAGCAATCACGGCAAAATCTCAAAGGTGGGCACCGGCTTGACTGAGGGTGCGGCACCGGCAAATGATAACGCATAAAATCAATCATCATGGCTAAAAAACAACCCGATAAAAAGCCTGTAACGACACTCAATGTGGGTGGCCGCAAGTTGCCGTGCCGCGTTACCATGGGAGCGATGGTACGATTTAAGCGAGCCACAGGGCATGAGGCCTCAAACCTCGACACTGCCGACATAGAGGAGATGGTGACATTTGTACACTGTTGCGTTGCGTCGGCGTGTGTTGCCGAAAAGGTCGATTTTGACATGACCGTCGAGGAGTTTGCCGACAACCTTGAGCCGGATGCGCTCAATGAGTTCTACGGCGGCATGGGTGGCGCGGAATCCGTCGACCCCGAAAAAAAAACGGGCAACCCCCAATAGAGCGGTTGCTCGGCATCGCCGTGGGGTGCATGGGCATGAGCCTCGATGACTTTATGTCCTGCACCCCGGCGGAGATAGCCGCCATACACGAGCAATGGCTAAATGACGGCATCGCCCGTGAGCATGCGCAGTGGGAGCGCGCACGCATGATGTGCATGTGTATGCTGCAACCCTACGCAAAAAACACGCTGTCGCCCAGGGATGTCATGGTATTTCCGTGGGAACTTGAGGCTGACAGTGACAATCCAAAAACCAACAACACCAACACTGACAGCAATTTGACCCGTGCCGAAATCTTGGCAAAATTCGAGGAGGTCAAAAAGGCAGCGGGGTTAAAATAATCAACAACAATGGCACAGAGTGTAGACTTTGAAATACGGCTAAAAGCGCCCGACGGCAGCATCCTGCGGAATCTCCGCATGGAGGTTGACGGCCTCGGTGATCTCTTAAAAGGGGTCACCCGCCGCTCCGAAGAGGCAGGCGCAGGCCTGCGTAAGATGGCGGCCACCTCTGTGCTGATTGACACCTCCGTACGCGCTGTCGAGAATCTCAAGGGTGTGGTGTCGGGGCTCGTCGCTCCGTTTGCAAGTTTTGAGCAAGCAATGGCCAAGGCTAACACCATGGCAAACAAGTCGGGCGAAGAATTTAAGGCGCTTGAGAGGCAAATAAAGTCCCTCGGAAATGAAATTCCATTGCTTCGTGATGAGATAGCCGGCGGTCTATATCAGGTGATCTCCAACGGCGTGCCTGAGGATAATTGGATCGATTATCTTAAAAAATCAACCAAGGCCGCCGTCGGTGGCGTTGCCGACCTCGGCCAGACAGTCACTGTGACCGCAACGCTTATTAAGAATTACGGGATGTCATGGGATGCGGCCGGGGCGATACAGGACAAGATACAGATGACCGCCAAAAACGGTGTGACATCGTTTGAGCAGCTCGCGCAGTCATTGCCTCGAGTCAGCGGCTCGGCATCGCAATTGGGAGTGGAGATGAACGAATTGATGGCTGTGTTCGCGACAAGCACGGGCGTTACGGGTAACACTTCCGAGGTCAGCACACAGTTGGCTGCCGTGCTTAACTCGCTCATCAAGCCAACCTCTGAGGCAACGGCTGCCGCCGATGCGATGGGCATCAAATTCGACGCGGCGAGCGTCAAGGCCTGCGGCGGATTCCGCAATTTTTTGGTCGAGCTTGATGCATCCGTGCAAGCCTATGCCGCGAGTTCCGGGCAGCTGGCCGAGACCATATACGGGCAACTTTTCGGTAGCGCGGAGGCATTGCGCCTCCTCGGCTCGCTCACGGGCGAGCAAAAGGATAAGTTTGCTGATAATATAGCCGCGATGGAGGGTAGTGCCGGCACCATTGACGAGGCATACATTCAAATGTCGTCAACAGTCGATGCCTCGATGACGGTCATCAAAAACAAAATGGCGTCGATGGGCGATTGGATAGCCTCTGCGGTATCGTTTGCTGCGCCGTGGCTGGAAGTAGGCGCCAATATGGGCACTGCCATAATGAGCATGAGTCAATTGTCGATTATGGCCGGCAAGCTCGTCACCGGCATCAAATCCTTGGAGCTTGCGAGTCATGCCGCCGCTGCGGCGCAGCATGTAGTGTCGGCGGCCACCAAGGCATGGTCCGTCGCTCAGGCAGCACTTAACGTAATAATGAGTCTTAACCCCGTAGGTATAGTGGTAATGGCTATTGCCGCACTTGTGGCAATCGTCATTGCTGCATATAACAACTGCGAGGAGTTCCGCAACATTTGCGACAAGGTGTGGGCCGTAGTCAAACAGCTTGCATCGGCTGTGTGGGATTTTTTAGTTAAGGCCTTTGAGCGCGCGAGTGAAGTCATTCGCAAGGCGTGGGAGTGGATTAAAAACTTTTTTGGCATCGACAGTGCCGGCGATGCCAAGGAGGTGGCAGAGGCCGTCAATGCGCAAGCCGATGCGACGCAGAGAGTCGCCGATGCGAATAAGGATGTTGCCGTCACCGGGCTTAAAGTGGCGGAATCCGTCGATTGGCAGGCCATGAGCTACAATCGCATCGGCGAGGCGATCGAAAAACAAAAGGCCAAGGTGGCGAGTCTTGCCGGTGTCAACGCCGATGCGGCGCGCAAGGAGGCACAGTTACTCAAGGCGATGGAAGCTCGACACGACAAGCTCGCCAAACAATATGGCCTTGCGTCGTCAACAGGCAGCATCGACAAAAAAGACAAAGTCAACTACAAGAGCGGCACGGAGGGATATTACAAAGCCCTTGAGCGTGAGCTCGAGGACAAACTGGTCAAGATAGATGCAGTCCTGGACCCCCAGTCATACCGCACAGTCGTAGGCCAGCTTGCAGAGATCAAGTCTTGGCTCAACGGGCTTGAGAGTTACCGTCATCGCGTCGATGTGGAGCTGAAATTCCCAAATGCGAGCACACTCAAGAGTGGCGATGTATTGTCCGACAAGATAGACCTGACAAAAAACTTTAAAATATTAAAACCTACCGACATAATCCCCAAGGAGGTGTCAGATAGGGTAAAAGGTTTGGCTGAATCTCTCTCAATGGATGTCGGCGATGGCATAGCGCCCATACGGCAGGGTTTGTCCTCGATGGCTGGAATGCTACACAGTGTCGCCCGAATGACAAACGAGTCGACAGGCGCTTGGCTGCAATGGGGGTCCTCGGTAATCGATGCTTGTTCAAGGGCATTGCCGGCAATCATGGCTGTTACGGCGGCCAAGGCTGCGGAATCGGCCGCAGAGACGCCCATTGTCGGGTGGATAGCGGCAGGAGCGGCCATTGCGGCAGTGATTGCCTCGTTTGCGCAATTGCCAAAATTTGCCGAGGGAGGCATAGCCTACGGCCCGACGATTGGCTTGTTTGGCGAGTATTCCGGGGCTTCAAATAATCCCGAAGTGGTGGCTCCGCTAAACAAGCTCAAGGAGCTTATAGCTCCGCAGGAAGTTACTGCCGCGCCCGCAGTGATACGCCTGGTGGTACGCGGCCGCGACCTCGAGGGAGTGCTTAATTATAACAACAATCTAAGGAGGAGGACAACATAGCATGCCGATGAATCTAAGATATAGCGGCACATGTTACAGCCGCAACAATGTAAAATGGAGGGTGGACATTATGCAAACTGCCGATGCGCCCTTTGCCAATGTCGGCGATCTTGACTTGTCGTCAAACGATGCGTTGGTGATCGAGTGGCCGGTCATCGACAAGGAGGAGGTGATTGTCGGCTCCTCTGCGACTCTTAACATCGTGTCGCCGGGCGATCGCACGTACGAGGACTTGTATACAATCACGCCGGGTAACATTCGCATGGATGTGTATTGTGAGGGCCGGCTGTACTGGTCGGGCACGCTCGATCCTGAATTTTACTCCGAGCCGTATGAGCGACTCGACAACTATGTCGTCACCCTGACTTTTTCTGATTTTGGAGTCCTGGACCGCATAATGTATGACCTCAATGGAGCGCAACCGTTGTCTGCAATTGTTGAGCGTGCCATCGCCGGCACCAACATCAAGATTGCAGGAGTCGATTACGACACGCTGGCGAGCACTTATTTTGCCGAGGGTGGCAAAAAGGCCACGATCGACAATCTGTCAATCCGATCAGACAATTTTACGGATGAAGAGGGAGAGGTGATGTCGATGCGCGATGTCATAATTGGCATTCTGCAACCTCTTGGGCTACGCATGGTTCAACGCGCAGGCAAGGTGTACATATACGACCTGAACGGGCTATATAATAGTGGCCGCTCTCAAGATATGGTATGGATGGGCGACAGCTCGACGCTCGGCGTCGACAAGGTGGCAAATAATGTGCGCATCACCTTCTCCCCTTATGCCCAAAGCGACCTACAGGCCAGCACCACAAATAATGGCAAGATAGTTTACGGGGGCAATTCGTCGCCGCAGGTAATCAATCTCGGCACGGCTAATCCTTCCGACCCTAACTACGGAGAGTTTTATACATTTTTGAGTGATTACAATCTTAACGCATCGCAATCGATTACACCGGGCATGTCGTCGTTAATGTTAGCGCGTTCGTTTAGTGTCTTTTGTGATCCCAAAGGTTCGGGCGTCGATCAGCACGCCAACCCCTATTTTAGGATTGAGCCCGTAATCGGCAACTCCGAGCGCGTGGATGGTATTTACGGAGGTTTTCGCGTAGGCTGCTATAGCATTGACTCGGGAAACACTCGACTTATTGGCATACAGCCGTCAAAGGCCGACCAAACGGCATTTAATACCCCTTTAATGCGCACTCAAAAGGTATTCATACCGCGAATGGCTGCAGAGGAGGCGTCTAAATATCGTTTAAAAATCACACTCAAAATATTGATGGATGTGCGTTATAACCCTTTTGAGGAGGAGGGTGACTATAACGAGGGTGTCAATTATGAGGAGATAAAGCACAACACGGCGTGGGCATTTGTGCCTGCAAACATCACCCTCCGCGACGATGAGCAAGGCAGCATTGTGCGCCATTATGACAATGTAGATATGACGGTGGGTGCCGGATGGGGGCATGTCGATCTCGATTATTCAGGGTGGCAACCGGGAGAGCCGGACGGACATTGCACATGGTTGGCATTTTACGACAATGAAAAGCAATGGGAGCAGCCGGCCATCGGCGGATGGCGCACCAATCGTCACAACTTTGGACGTCCGGATACGGAATCACGTAAGCCGCAAAGTGCGGAGGCTTGGCCAAAGCCCTACGATTGGGAGGTTGCTGAAAGCTTTAAAAACGCCAACAATGGCCAATATATACCATACCCGGCGCAGGGCGGTTGGCTTGAGATAACCATATACCAAGGCGTAAATTGTTACGCCTATGGAGAGGAAAGTGTGTTTGCTGCTACCACAAAGTGGACGGAGCGAGGCTTGTATGACAAGGTGAGATGGCTGCTCTATCAATCCCCGCAAGTGGAGATTGTAAAATCAAACCTCACGCTCGAGAGCGCGACCATGGAGGATGTTGAATATACCGGGCTGCTGCACCCTGATGCAAAGGATGAGATAGCAATTGACACAATATGCGGCACGGCCAACATTGCCATACCCTCCGCGCGCGGAATCTATCTTGAGGAATCTTCCGGCAATCAGATAAGGCAGTTGGCACGCGCGGGCGTTGTCGACCACCCTGAGAGGCTGTTGATTGGCACTCTGTATAGTCAATACGCATCGCGCCACACTGTGCTGTCGGGTGTGATGGCGCTCGATACTTCGGGGCTTGGCACGTATACGGAGTTCAATCAGCAGGGTAAAAAACTGATGATAAAGGGGGAGGTTCAGGATTTAATGTCGGATACATCGGAGGTGACCCTTGTCGAGTTGCGTCCGGACGAATACCACGCGGAATGATTACATATAGCGGCAAAATAAAGGTTATAAAGGCACGATCTCGCAGCAAGAGGTTGCGCGAAATTGGCGGCACTGCGTCGACGGTGGCCTCCTCGAGGGAGGTTGTCGCCGCACCTTCTGTCGATCTATCGCGCTATGTCTTAAAGGCCACATTCGACGACCTCTTTGAAAAGGTCAACCTCGGCACCGACGCGGCACCCAAGTGGGCCATCAAAGCCAAATACAACTTTTACACCGTAGGCTGGCTATCCTTCCGCGGGGCAAACGACGGCAGCGGTGGCAGCGCCGTTGCAGGAGCGGCCAATCTCAGCGACCTCAAGGATGTAAGCCTCGGCTCGCTCGTCGCAGGGCAGGCATTGGTGTGGAATGGTGCAAAGTGGGTAAACTCCACCATTGCTACAAGCGGCCTCGATGAAGCATCCCTCGCCAACTATCTAAGCTCCCACGGCTACGCTACGCAGTCGTGGGTCACCGGTGCGTTTGTCAGCAAGAGTGGCGACACCATGACTGGCCATCTGACCTTGCTCGCGCATGATGTGTATCTTAAAAACAGCACTGATGGTTCGCAATACTTATGCTACGGGTTTAAAAATACTGTCAATGCAATCATCGCCCAAATAGGTTATCACAACACAGCCAAGCGTGTAATAATCAATCCCGTCGGCTCATCCGAGCCGTGGGTGGATGCAGTCGGTAAGTACAGCCTAATAGTCGGCAACAATGAGCTGAAGTACAACACCCACTCCCTTCTGCACACCGGAAACTACACCGCTACGCTCGACGAGCGATATTTAAAACTTACAGGCGATACCATGACCGGGCCGTTGGCGGTTCGCGAAATAGACGCTCCTGACGGCAACGGCCTTCTCGCTTATTCCGGCTCGTGGACGGGGGTCGACTTCTCTTCGCAGTATGGCGTTGGAACCATAAACAGGCAAGGAGTCATCCGTTCAGGCAATGCCTCGCTCATACACTATCGCCACGGAGCGGGGAATGCGACGATTTGGGATAGCCTCAATGACGGTCACGGCAGCGGCCTCGACGCCGACACCGTAGATGGCGTGCACGCAAGCAGTTTTCTTTATTATAAAGGCGCATTATCATCTGCGACCACTGCTATTGCGGGCGTAGGATTATACGGTTGGAATACAGCGGCTTCAAGCAATTTTAATGGGTTCGGTCACGGTTACGGCGACTCAATAGTATTTCAAGGACATACAACATGGTACAACCGCCTTGATTTCAACACAAATGGAAATATTGACTTTTGGCACGCAATTAATCCCTCCTCCCTGACAGGGTCAATGTCAAAAGTAGGTACTCTTGCCTTCTTGCATTCCACCGTGGCCAACGCCAACTCATTAGGCGGCAAGGCCGCTGCGCAGTATGTCACGATTGACACGGTGCAGGAGATTACGGGCAGAAAGACTATTAGAGGTGCGAGCTTGAAGTTGTTAGGTGGTTCGACTTCTAATGCCGCTAATCGTCATTCGGCAGGAGTGCTTGCTTTCCAAGAGCACGCCTATGATGACCAATTCGGTATATGGGGTTATTTCGGTGGAACGGGTGCGTCGCAAAAACTATTCATCGGTGGTTCGGGAGCGGGGACATCTTTGGCCAACGACCAAAACGGCACGACACTGACACCTTATCTCACTATTGAGCATACCACAGGCAACCTCACCGTACTCGGCAAGATTATCAAGTCCGGCGGCACTGATGTGCAGCTGCTAAGGGCTGATGGAGGAGTGGCAACGTTCAACTGGGCCGGACGGAGCGGACAGCCGACATGGTTGTGGGGAGGAAACACTTGGCAAACATACTATGTCTACAATCCATCAAACTTTAATGTCAACTCAGCGGCATATCTGCGTGACCGAACAAATGGCATAGCTACCTATCTAAATTATGGTGCAGCAGGAATCACCACCACTGCTTGGCTTGCTGCATGGCACGACTATGAGCTTCGTACAATATCACCGGCGAATGTTCTGACCACAATCAACGCTCTTTCGCGTAATGGCGGCTCGATGACCAACACCAACGTAGTGACCAACCTTAATGCGGACTTGCTCGACGGGCTGCACCTTGATTCTGTACGTGGCTATAGGGTCGAACATCCTGCAATCAACTCCTCTTTGGCTGTCGGAAATGTGCCTTTCAACGCTTTAGGGATGCAGCACGGTACGCCGATATATAACGATCCTGAGTTTGCAAGCGGCAATAATGCCGTTGCCGTTTACAACAACGCCGCCAATGGGAATGTGACAATAACCCGCATAGCCGACAATCAGGCATCGGCCAACTCTTCGGGTTATATCTTGCAGATTAAAGTCACGGGTCTAGCTGAACCTTGGACCGGGGGTTTTGTGCAATCGATACAATCACGTGCAAATGCTGTGTTTATGCAAATATTCCGAGCAAAAATTCCTGTAGGCTATAATGTCGTTGCCAACTCAAATCAGATGGGTGCCAACTATTCGGATGTATGGATAACAAGCACAGCAGGCACTGGCAAATGGGAATGGTATGCGAGAGTAGTCTATTGCGGAGCAAGCGGCTCTTTCAGTCGTGGAGGTTACGTGTCGCTTAAAGGAGCAAATGCGACTGCAGCAAATCCGCTATATTGGTACTTGTCGCACTGTCAGGCTTGGGATCTCTCTAAGAACAATTACGGAACCCTCCGCGCAAAATTTGCCGATGCACTCTCCGCTTCTCGCTCAATTTGGGGACAGAACTTCGACGGCACGGCTAACGTGTCTGGCAATATGACGGGCGTTGGCACGATAACCTCAACCTGCTACTCGCTGCATAACATTTCAAACAATCCTTACCTGAAATTTAATGTAGATGGAAAAAACACCTATGTTCAA